TTGATTATATGACTCCAAACGCTCAAGCAATTTTGAGAAATTTGATGGAAACATTTAGTAAACATTGTCGTTTTATTTTGACTTGTAATTATATTGAAAAAATTATTGACCCAATTCAAAGTAGATGTCAATCATTTGCAATTACACCTCCAACTAAAAAAGATGTAGCAATTCAGGTTGCTAAGATTTTGGATACAGAAAAAATTAAATACGATTTAAAAAATGTAGCTGATATTATCAGTTCATATTATCCAGATATTCGTAGAATCTTAAATACTTGCCAATTACAATCTGCAAAAGGAGAATTAAAAGTAGACCATCAAATTATGGTGGAATCTAACTTCCAAACTAAATTGGTAGATTTGTTAAAAGCAAATGATGACAAACGTAATATGTTTATGAATATCAGACAAGCAATTGCTGATAATAGATTAAATGATTATTCTGAAATGTATTCTATGTTATATGATAAAGTAGATGAATACGCATCAGGTAATACGGCAAATGTAATCCTAACTATAGCAGAAGGTATATCTAAAGATGCATTAGTCGTAGATAAAGAAATAATATTTATGAGTACAATTATTCAAATTTTAAACATTATAAAGTAATGCAACAAGGATTACCAATGGGCATCAATATAAATGATGCAAGAGATATGGATTGCGAATGTGGCAACAAAGTGTTTATGCCAGGATTTAGATTCAAAAAATTATCAAGATTAGTAACAGGTCAAGCACAAGATTCAATTATTCCAGTTGAAATGTATCTTTGTACTCAATGTGGTAAAGCATTGCAAGAGTTACTACCTTTGGAATTAAGAGATAAACCATCATCAATAGTAGAATAATGGCAGGAAAAAAGTTATTTGACCACATTGCTGCAATTACATCGGAGCAAGACCCAAACTACTTTGATAAATTATCAGAGGAAGATATTAAGAGTTGGAGTAATTTTATGATTAATAGATTCCTTTCTATGAAACCGGAATGGGTAGAACTCATTGCAACTATACTACCTTTAACTCAAACGTTATCACCAGAGGAAATGTATAAGTTGTATATTAATATCATACCCAAAGGTAAGTATTACTTAAAATATATTAAAGGAAAAGCGGGAGAAAAATATGAGGAATGGCTTGTAAATCTCATAAAAACTGAGTATATTTGTTCTGAGCACCAAGCTATTGATTACATAGAAATTCTATATTCTTCGAGAGAAGGTAGAGAAAACATTAAATTTATTTGTCAAAAATATGGTATTGACTCAAAACAAATTACCAAACTTAAACTTAAAATATAATGGGAAGAGTTTCTTTTAGTCAATACTCAATGTGGAGCGGATGTCCATACCAGTATAAGTTAAATTATATTGATGGATTATCTATCTCTACATCAAATATCCATTTAGTATTTGGAACTGCAATGCACGAAACACTCCAAACTTATTTGGATAAGTGTTTGCGTATTTCAAAATCACAAGCAGATAAACTAATGGATACAAAGGCATTTTTGAAAGAGAAGATGCGTGAGTTGTATTTAAAAGAATCATTAGATGGTACTAATCCTATTTGTACAAAAGAAGAATTAGTTGAGTTTTTAGAAGATGGAAATCTTATATTAGATTATTTTCAAAAACCTAAAAACTTCAACAGTTTCTTTTCATTAACAAATGATGAGTTGGTAGCAATTGAACAACCTATTAATACTAAAATTGCAGAAAATGTAAGTTTTTTAGGATTTTTAGATATGGTGGTTAGAAACAAAGTTTCAGGTCGCTATCGTATTATAGATTTTAAAACATCTACAATGGGTTGGAACAAATACCAAAAAGCAGATGAGATTAAAAATGCACAAATACTTCTTTATAAAAAGTTTTATGCAGAATTATTAAATATATCTCAAGATATGATTGATGTTGAATTCATCATACTAAAACGAAAAGTATCGGAATCAACCGATTATACAATACCTCGTATTTCAAAGCACATACCTGCAAATGGTAAACCATCTGTTACTAAAGCATGGAATTCATTTAAGGAATTTGTAGATAGTGTATTTGATGAGAATGGTGATTACAGACAGGTAGAATTTGTAAAGAATCCTGGTAAAAATAAAAAGAATTGTAAATGGTGTGAGTTCTCCCAAAGGGGAATATGTGATGGAAAAATCTAAATTTCCAATACATATAATTATAAATAAAAGTTATGGCAAAAAAGAAAATACTATTATTATCGGATGACCTCCGAATGGCTAGTGGAATAGCCAATGTTTCCAAACAGTTAGTTATGGGAACGGTTGATAAGTACGATTGGGTACAATTAGGAGCAGCAATCAAACATCCAGAAGCAGGTAAAATTTTAGATTTAAATGATGATATTCGTAAACAAACTGGTGTAGCGGATGCAAATGTAAAAATTATCCCTTTTGATGGATATGGTAATCCAGATGTTATTCGTCAATTACTAATGATGGAACAACCTGATGCAATCTTACACTTTACAGACCCAAGATATTGGATTTGGTTATATGAGATTGAACACGAAATTCGTCAATCAGTACCTCTTTTCTTCTATCACATTTGGGATGACTTACCCGACCCAAAATACAACAGAGATTATTACGAAAGTTGTGATTGGATTGGATGTATTTCAAAACAAACGTATGGTATTACTAAAAGAGTTTGGAGTTGGGATAGAGAAAAACATTGGACTAAACCTGCCGATTGGCAAGTAAGTTATGTACCACATGGTATCAATTCCGACTTATATAAACCCGTTGAAGTACCGGCTGAATTTAAAAAAGAAATCTTTGGTGAAAAAGAATATGATTTTGTTCTTTATTGGAATAACAGAAACATTCGTAGAAAACAACCAGTTGATGTAATTCTTGCATTTAATGAGTTTGTAAAAGCATTGGCACCAGAACATAGAGATAAAGTATGTTTATTAATGCATACTCAACCTGTAGATGAAAATGGTACAGACTTACCAAGAACAGTAGATGAATGTTGTTCACCTGAAACAAATGTTATATTTGCACCAAATCGTTATACAGAGATTGAATTAAACTATCTTTACAATTTAGGAGATGTAACAATCAACGTAGCATCCAATGAAGGATTTGGGTTGGCAACTGCGGAATCGGTAATGGCAGGAACTCCTATCATTGTAAATGTAACAGGTGGCATGCAAGACCAATGTGGATTTAGAGATAAAGGTACAGGTAAGTTATTAACTGCTGAAGATTATGTAGAAATTGGTTCTTTGCATGATAGATACAAAAAGAATACCGTAGTTTGGGGAGATTGGGTTAAACCAATTTGGCCAGTTCGTTCAACAACAGGTTCAGTTCCTACTCCATATATCTTTGATGATAGAGTTGATTTTATTGATATTGCTCCTCTAATTATGGATTTTTATAAAATGGGTAGAGAGGAAAGAAAAGCAGCAGCAGAAAAAGGTAGAAAGTGGATGTTGGGTGATGGTTTGTTAAGTAGAGAAGCAATGTGTAATGCATTAGTAGAAGGTATGGATGGGGCATTTGAAAATTGGACACCAAAGAAAAAATTTAAGTTAATAGAGTTATAATATGAAACCAACATTAGTATTTCAGGCACCAGTAGCAACAAGAAGTGGTTATGGTGACCACGCAAGAGATTTATTACATTCTCTATATAAGTTAGATAAATTTGATATTAAAGTTATTAGCACTCGTTGGGGACAGACCCCAATGGATGCTCTTAATTATGATAATGAATTTCATAAATGGGTAGTTGATAATATAGTTCAAAATGTACAAGAAAAACCTGATATTTATATTCAGGTTACAGTTCCAAATGAATTTCAACCCGTTGGATTTTACAACATTGGAATTACTGCAGCAATTGAAACAACGCATTCACCAATTGATTGGGTACATGGATGTAATAGAATGGATTTGATTATAGTTCCATCGGAGCATTCTAAAAAGAGTTTAGTAGATTCGGTTTATAATGAAGCCGATAACCAAACTAAACAAATAATCAAACAACATAAAATTGAAAAACCAGTTGAAGTTCTTTTTGAAGGATTTAATGAAAACTTTGGTACTAATGATTTTCAATATGTTTCAGAATTAGATGAAATCAAAGAAGATTTCGCATTCTTATTTGTAGGGCATTGGTTGAGAGGTGTTTTGGGTGAGGATAGAAAGAATGTGGGAATGATGATTAAAACATTCGCAATGGCATTCAAAAATGAAAAGAAAAAGCCAGCATTGATTCTTAAAACAAGTTCAGCAGGATTTAGTATATTGGATAGAGAAACAACTGTTAAAAAGATTAGAGATGTATTAGGTAAAGATTACGGACAAGTTCCAGTTTATTTATTACATGGTGATTTAACTGAAACTGAAATGAATGGGTTATATGAACATCCAAAAGTAAAAGCAATGTTAAACTTTACAAAAGGTGAAGGATTTGGTAGACCTTTATTAGAATTCAGTTTGACAGGAAAGCCAATTATTGTAAGTGGATGGAGTGGGCATTTGGATTTCTTAAAAAGTGGTGCAGTATTGTTAGATGGTGAATTGAAAGAAGTACATGAATCGGCGGCAGACCAATTTTTATTGAAAGAAGCAAGATGGTTTAATGTAAATATTTCAAACGCATTGAGTAAAATTAAAGATGTTTATAAGAATTATGATAAATACAAAGTTGATGCATTTCAATTGGGTAAACAAAATAAACAAAACTTTAGTTTAGAAAAAATGACCAAATTGTTTGATACAATTTTGAATCAATATGGTATTTATACTAAAATACAACCTAAGTTTCAACAATTGCAATTACCTAAATTGAAGATGTTAAAAAAAGATGAGTAATTTCAATCCATTATATAGACGTTTTATTGATGAATCTAATAGAGTTACCCCTAGTCAAATGGTTAGGGGTAATTTCTATATAATCAAAGAATACGAATATGTAGATGGGCATAAAGGTAATTACTCAGCAGCATCTGCACCAATAATTTATACTTTATTTGTATCAAAAGCAAAAGATATAGTTCATGCAATTAAAGTATCAAATGTAAATCCACAATTGATAAAAAAGTTTTTTGGTAAATTTGTAAATGAAGATACTGAATTAAAAATAAAAGGTGGTGCTAAAAACTTTTATGAAAAAGTAGTAAGTTCAGTACCTATAATATCAAATGATTCATATAGAACTTATAAATTAAGTGGTTTGGGTAGTATTACTCATATTAATATGGATAACACTAAGTTAGTTCCTAAAAACAAATTACCAAAGCCAGTAGCAACTAATAAATCGTTACTAAAAGAACAATAATTATGACATCAAAAGAATTTATCCTTTGGTTAAAAGGATTTTCAGAAGGAGTGCATGAATACAACATTACTCCTAAACAATGGGATATTGTAAAAGAAAAATTGGCAGAAGTTAAAGATGATGCTCCAATAGGATTTCCGATTGGTGAAGGGGGATGGGGTACACCTAATAATGTACCAATACAAACATTACCATTTATCCAACCATACAACCCACATAACCCATATAAGATAACTTCTGGTACAACTGGTGAAAGTGGTGTAATACTTACAACCACACCTAATAGTGGTGGAACTGTTACATATAACCCATCTACAACAACATTGTGGAATCCAAGTGGTTCTAATTGGAGTTATACTGATATGGGGGGTAATAACAAATGGAACGAATACCGGGCAACAATGACAAATTATAAACCATACCAATCACCAATTACATCAGGTGATACAGACGAAGTTATAAAAAAAGAAGAATAATTTATAATTATCAAACTTTTTTTATCAAACTTTTATATTTATAAATGTGATGGGAAGACAAAAAAAATACCATACCAAACAAGAACAATTGGAAGCAAAAAATCTTCGTTGGAAACTATGGTATGAAAAAAATAAAGAAACATTAAATGCCTATCGTATGAAAAAATATTATGAGCAAAAAGATAGAAAGAATTTGTAAATTGTGTAATAAAAAATTTGAAGATTACATATCTAATAACAGAAAATTTTGTTCTAGAATTTGTTCAGATAGTGGTAGAGAAAAAAATGGATTAAATGGGGAAAAGTGGTATAAAGCTATGGCACATGTAGATATGGGTAAGTGGCGAGGAAAGAAGAATGATAAATTAAGTATTATATTAAAAGGAAAAGAACCCTGGAATAAGGGATTGAAAGGTGTTCAGCCGAAAATGTTAGGTGAAAATCATCCGGTTATAAAATCCAAAATGAAAAGAATGGGATTAAATTGGCAAGGATATAATAATTGGAAAGATAGTAAAAATAGATACAAAAAAGAAGTTTGGAGAATAACTAATCAACAAGAAATACATAAATTAGAAAATTATGATAAACCTAGAAAAAGATGTGGTTATAATGGGGGGTATCAGTTAGACCACATACTATCAATTGATGAAGGTTGGTATAAACAAATTGAACCAAATATAATTGGAAATATAAATAATTTACAATTTATAACTTGGGAAGAAAACTTAAAAAAACGTTATGAAAAATAAATTGTCCTATGCTATTACTGCCTGTAATGAGGTAGAAGAGACCATTAAATTGGTAACTCAGTTATTAAACTATAAAGAAGAAAATTCAGAAATAGTACTTCTTTTAGATACACCCAAAGCACCAACTGAATTAATTGAATATTTGGAATTGCAGGCAAATGCTGATAAAATCACGTTGATTGAATCTGAATTTAATAATGATTTTGCACAATGGAAGAATCTGTTGAACTCACAATGTAAAGGTGAGTGGATATTTCAATTGGATGCAGATGAATTTTTAGATGAAAATCTTATTGTTAATTTAGAAGAAATCTTAGATGCAAATACGGATAAAGATTTAATATTAGTTCCTCGTATAAACATAGTAAATGGGTTAACAGACGAGCACATTAAACAATGGGGTTGGAATGTAAATGAAAAAGGTTGGGTCAACTATCCCGATGCACAAACTCGTATTTACAGAAACAAACCAACTATCGGTTGGAGTGGTAAAGTTCACGAAAGAATTGGTGGATTTGAATCATATACAAACCTGCCAGGTGATGAGGTGTATTGTATTAAACATATTAAAGATATTAAAAGACAAGAAAAACAAAATAGTTACTACGATACTTTATGAAAATAACATTCATATACGCATATGATGGTGAAGAATGGTCTACACCAATGGCAATTGTTAAAGAGTTTCAATTAAGAGGTTGGCAAACTGAAATTGTTTCAATTGGTTCTAATAAAACCGGCAGTTATCATGATTTAAAATTACAAAGATGGTTAGAATTAAATCCAAAAACTGATATAGTAATGTTTTTAGATTGGGGTAGATTTGATTCACCTTATTTGGATAAAAAGTTATTACCAAACGCATTTTGGATACAAGAAAGTGGAGATGACCCACAAAACTTTGAAAGAAATTCACCAAAAGCAGATAGATTCCATTTAACAATCACACCAGATAAACAATGTGCAGAGGAATATAGTAAGAAGGGAATTGATTCTCTTTGGATTCCACATTTTGCAGATACGGCAGTTCAATTTCCATTAAACATAGAACCACAATATGTGGCAGTTACAAGTAGAGGATATGGTAATTCTGAATTTTTAGATTATCTTACAAGATGGGCAGAAGGTAGTGTTGGAAATAAAAACGGAATGGATGCTAAAGAACATACTGAATTTTTAAATAGTGGATTGATGGTAGTTCAGAATAGTAGATGGAAAGAAGTTACTCGTAGAATTTTTGAAGGAATGGCATGTGGTAAAATGGTTCTAACTGATAGATTGCCAGAAGAAACAGGTCTATCCGAAATGTTTATAGAAGGTGAAGATATTGTGTATTACGATGAGATGTTTGATTGTATAGAAAAGATGAACTACTACAATGAAAACGAAGAGGAAAGAGAACAAATTGCACACAATGGAATGATGAAAGTATTACACAATTATACACAAGTTCAAGTAGTAGACAAATTAATAGAAAAATGGAAAAATTCTCAGTAATCATACCAACGATATGGAATGGTACAAAGTTACCACAATTATTAAAAAATTTATATGAATGTGAGCAAGTTGGTGAGGTTATTTTAATTAATAATGCAAAAGATAAAACACCTGATTTTGAAAGACATGAGAAATTGGTGTATGTTGAACCAAATCAAAACATTTTTGTAAACCCTGCATGGAATATGGGAGTTAGACTTGCAAAATATGATTATATAATAAACACACAGGATGATTTAGTGTTTGATGTTGATAATTTAACACAATTTATTAATTATGCAGATTCGGCAGGACATAGTTTAAAAAACTTAGGTATTATAGGAATGCATTTAGATAATTTTTATATGGAATCCGATACTCAACCTGAATTGGAATTGATAAACTTTGATAATAGTAAAGGTGGTGGATGGGCATGTTGTTTAATTTATCACAAAAGTAATTGGGTGCCAGTACCAGACGGTATAAAAATTTATTATGGTGATAATTTTTTACAAATGGCAGTTAAACCAATATTACAAATAAAAGGATTTCCCGTAGAAACCAAAATGAGTTCATCGGCAGATACATCAGTAGATTGGGTAAAAGTAGTTACTGATAATGATTTAATTGAGTGGCATAAAATATTAGGAGAATGGAGAAATTACCAATCAGTATAGGAATACTTTCCTGGCATAGTGGGCAAGTATTAGTAGATACATTGACTACATATTACGAAAATGGATTATTTGATATGGTAAATGATACTACTATATTATTTCAAGAATTCAATGAGCAAGATTATCAAATAACAAAACATTTTGGATTAGATTGTATTGGATTAACTAATAATATAGGAATAGGTAAGGCATTTATTAAATTAACCGAAAATGCTCAAACAAATAATATATTGGTATTAGAGCATGATTGGAATTTAATAGAAAATGTAGAAACAACATATGATAGATTAAAATCTGGATTAGAATTGTTAGATGGGAATATAGATGTAGTTAGATATAGACATAGACATCAACCTGGTAATCCACATTTTTCATTCCAATATCAAGGAAGAGAATTGGAGTACTATGATAGTGAAATTGAATGTACATCACCACATTTGTTAGATTCGGTACATTGGTGTAATCCAAAAGAATTATTTCCAGAACACATTGGACAATTTGGTGAATATTTTACATCAACTTCTCGTTATGGTAATTGGACAAATAATCCGTGTTTGTATAAAAAACAATTTTATTTAGATATAGTTAAACAATTTGCAGGAGATGGTATTGCATTAGAAGGTAATATTAGTAAATGGTGGGCACAACAATTATATGGTGTTGCGCATGGGGAGGGTTTATTTAAACATAACGATTGGCAAAAATACGGAAAATGACAAAATTAATTATATTTGACCTTGATGGTGTTTTAGTTTCAGCCAAACATATACACTATGATACATTAAATCAAGCTTTAAAAGAAGTTGGGGAGCAATATGTAATATCAGAAACAGAACATCTTTCAACTTATGATGGATTAAAAACCAATCAAAAGTTAGAAATGTTGACATATGATAAAGGATTACATCATGACCATCATACTGAAATTTGGAATAGAAAACAAGAATTAACAATTGAAGCAATATCTGAATTAAAACCAGATATTAGATTAATTGAATTATTTAAAGAACTTCGTAGTAGGGGTTATAAATTAGCGTGTGCATCTAATTCAATTAGAAGGTCTGTATTGGTAATGTTGGCAAAGATAGGAATTATAGAGTATATGGATTTAATCCTTTCTAATGAGGATGTAAAGAACTCTAAACCACATCCTGAAATGTATTGGAAGACAATGAGTATGATGGGTGTATTACCAGAAGAAACCCTTATAGTAGAAGACTCACCACATGGATTGTTAGCGGCAAGTAGAAGTAGAGCAAATGTTTTGAGAGTTAATTCTCCAAAAGATTTGGATTTATCAAAAATTCTTCGTAAATTAGACGAAACAAAACATATTATGCGTATACCAAAATGGCAAGGGGGTAAATTGAATGTACTCATTCCGATGGCAGGAGCAGGAAGTAGATTCCAACAAGCTGGTTATACATTTCCAAAACCACTAATTGATGTGGAGGGTAAACCAATGATTCAAGTTGTTGTTGATAATCTAAATATAGAAGCAACATACATCTATGTAGTTCAAAAAGAACATAGAGAAAAATACAATTTAGATACTCTTCTAAATCTAATTACACCCAATTGTAAAATTGTAGAAGTTGATGGAATTACAGAAGGTGCAGCTTGTACTACTTTATTAGCAAAAGAATTTATTGACAATGATTCTCCATTAGTTATGGCAAACTCTGACCAGTTCGTAGAATGGGATAGTAATGAGTTTATGTACAAAATGATTGAACAAAAATTAGATGGTGGAATTTTAACATTCCAAGCAACACACCCTAAATGGAGTTTTGCAAAGATAGATGAGTATGGATATGTAACCGAAGTTGCAGAGAAGAATCCAATTTCAGATATAGCAACTGTTGGTGTTTATTATTGGGCAAAAGGTTCTGATTATGTAAAGTACGCAGAACAAATGATTAGTAAAAATATCAGAACTAATGGTGAATTCTATACTTGTCCAACTTTTAATGAAGCAATTGCAGATTGTAAAAGAATTAAAACATTCAATATTGAAAAGATGTGGGGGTTGGGTACACCTGAAGATTTAAAATACTACTTAGAAAATAAAAAATGATATTAATATCACATAGAGGAAATTTAAATGGCAAAATGCCAGAAAACGAAAATCATCCTGATTACATTGATGAAGCAATCCATGCTGGATATGATGTAGAAATAGATGTGTGGATGGTAGATAATGAATTATTTTTAGGTCATGACAAACCCCAATATAAAGTAATATATAATTGGTTAAGTACTAGATATGAAAAATTGTGGATACATTGTAAAAATGTAGAAGCAATGGAGTGGTTTAATTCATTTCCTGGTTTTAATTACTTTTGGCATGAAGAAGATACTGTAACACTTACATCAATGAATATAATTTGGGCATACCCTGGCAAACAAACAATTAAGGGGAGTGTAGCAGTTTTACCTGAAATCCATAATGATGATTTGAGTGCTTGTGTAGGAATTTGTTCGGATTATATAAACAATTATAAATGAGAATAGCAATATGTTTTTACGGTCAACCTAGATTTTACAAACAGGTTTTACCAATTTGGCAAAAAGTAATAAAAGAATTGGAAGCAGATGTTTTCATTCACACTTGGTATGGGCAGGATAGAGCAAGTTCGGTTACCAACATAGATGAATTAATTTCAGATTTAAATCCAAAAGAAATTAACATATCTCAACCACATAGGTTTTTAGATTTAATTCCAGAAGATTGTAAATTTGAAAGTCAATCATATCATGGTATGCAACAAGCATATAGTATTTCAAAATCATTTAAAATATTAGATGAATATGAAAGAAATATTGGTGGATTTAAATATGATGTTATTGTTAGATGTAGAATGGATATAGAATTACACTATCCAGAATTATTTGTTGAACTTATTAAAACATCTATTGATGAAAATCAGTTATATGTGTGTAGTAATCATTGGGCAGATAGTGATATGTTTGATGATAATATTATGGTAGGCAGACGTTCTACAATTAAGAATATGTTTTTACAATATTATTATTATACGCTTGAAGTTATAAACAATACTAAAATAATTCCAGGTGGAGAACAAAATATTTTTAGATATGTTCAACATAAAAACTTATTAAAAAACATAGTTAAAACAAACGGATTGGATTTTAACTTATTATACATACCAGTTGAACAATTAATTTTAAATCAAAATGAATAGACCATTATTAGTTTATTATCACACATATTTAGTTGGTAATTATAAGTTATTGATGCATGAACAATTGTTAAAATTATTCACATCAGGATTATACAATGAATGTCAAAACATATACATTGGTATTTCATCACATGATGATAACAATACTCAATGGGTTTTGGATTTGATAAAAGATTATGATAAAATAGTTCCATTGGTATTTGAAGAAAATGATGCTGAAATGTCAACATTGAGATTTTTAATGGATATGGCAACTAAAGGTGATTATTATTTCTATTACTATATGACTAAAAATGTAGCAACAAATACAGGAATGAAATCAGATATAACTCAAGAACAAATTGTTAAAAACGAATTGTGGAGAGTTAGTATGGAATATAATACAATAGATAGATGGAGAGATTGCATTCAATTAATGGATGAAGGATACGATGCAGTAGGATGTAATCTTAGACCAAATTCACACGTTGGAAATCACATTCATTTTAGTGGGAACTTTTGGTGGGCAAAATCCGAACTAATTAATACATTAGACCATAATTATCTATATGATAAACAATTATTAGGACCACAAAATTCACTATTAGCAGAGTTTTGGATTGGTTCAAATCCTAATGCAAAATTAGCACCAATATTTGAATGTGGAGAAGTAGCACCATATAGAAAAGAAACAACGTTTAAAGAATATATAAAATAAGTTATGATTGATTTAAATAATATCAAAGGTTTAGTAGGAAACCACGTAGCACCCTACATTTACAATGCTAAGAGTTTTGAAGCAGGAAAAACACCAATCTACTATTCTGGTCCTTATTGGGATAACAAAGAAATAGAAGCAGCAATTGATACTTTCTTAAATGGTAAGTGGATTACTGCAGGTGAAAAAGTTTATAAGTTTGAAAACAAATTTAGTAAAAAAATTGGTGTTACATATTCACATATGGTTAACTCTGGTAGTTCAGCCAATTTAGTATTAATTGCAGCATTAAAGAAGAGATTTAATTGGGCAGATGATGATGAAATCATTGTATCACCCGTTGGATTTGCAACTACAATTTCAGTATTGTATCAACATAGATTGAAACCTGTATTTGTTGATATTGAGTGGGATACTTTAAACTTTGATTTAGACCAAATTGAATCAAAAATTACCGAAAAAACAAAAGGTATATTTGTATCACCTGTTTTGGGTAATCCACCAGATATGGATAAATTGCAAAAAATTGCTGATAAGTATGATTTAAAGATAATTGGTGATAATTGCGATTCTTTAGGAACAAAATGGAACGGAAAACCATTAACCGATTACTACGTTGCATTTTCAAATTCATTCTATCCTGCACACCATATCTCAACAGGAGAAGGTGGGATGGTTTGTACTAATGATGCCGAGTTAAAAGCATTATTTGTAAGTTACTCATGGTGGGGTAGAGATTGTTATTGTATTGGTTCTTCAAACTTATTATCGTGTGGAACTTGTGGAAACAGATTTGATAAATGGTTAGAAAATTACGATGGTGTAATTGACCATAAGTATGTTTTCAGTCATATGGGATATAACCTAAAACCATTGGATTTACAAGGAGCAATCGGATTGGAACAATTGGAAAAATTGGATGAAATTGAAGTAAATAGAAAAAGAAGTAAAGAAAGAATTACTCAAATATTTGTTGATAACATTCCAGGTTTGAGAGCACCATCCATATTAGATAAAGCAGACCCTTGTTGGTTTGGAACTCCATTCATATGCGATGAACCTGGATTGAAACATCGTTTAGTTGAATACTTGGAGGCAAATAAAATTCAGACAAGAAATTACTTTGCAGGAAACATCTTATTACATCCAGGATATGAATTCTTAGATGATTTTAAAAATTATCCAGAGGCAAATAAAGTATTAGATAAAGTATTCTTCATTGGAGCAGCACCTCACTATACTGATACAGTTTTTGATTATATTGAAGAAGTTATTAAAAAATTTAAATAATGGTAGATTTACAATCAAGCGTTAAATCACAAGGAAAATTCACCACCCAAATAATACACTTTGTGGGTGGTGAAAAAAGAACTTTTGAAAATATAGAATCAGAATATATTAAGCAAGGTCAATTTACCAAACTTATGACAAAGGATGGTAGAATGATTTTGATAAACGATAAAAATGTATTATGTATAGAAGTGTTCCCACAATTGTAGTATTAGGTGATGGGTTATTGGGTTCTGAAATCGTAAAACAAACCGATTGGAGTTTAATATCTCGTAAAAAAAATGGATTTGATATAAACGATGAATCTAATTTTTCAAAATTATTGGAATATGATGTTATAGTAAATTGTATAGCAAATACAAATACATATTCTACTGATAGAGATGCACATTGGAATACTAATTATAAATCAATTTATAAGTTAATAAACTTTTGTAATTTGAATAATATAAAATTGGTACATATCGGAACTGATTATATGTTTGCAAATAACATAAACAAACAAGCAACAGAAGAGGATGTACCGGTACATTCAGAACATTGGTATTCTTATACTAAACTATTGGGAGATGGGATTGTTCAATTATTATCAGATAATTATTTAATATGTAGATGTACTCATAAACCATATCCATTTCCATTTGAAAATGCATTTGTAGATAGAATTGGTAATTTTGATTATACACATAAAATAGCAGAATTGATAATTGAATTAGTAAATGCAGATGAATCGGGGGTATATAATGTTGGTACTGAATCTAAATCTATATATGATTTAGTTAAAACTGATTTTCCAAATGTAATACCTACTAAAGTGCCAGATGGTTATCCAAAAGATACATCATTTTCAATTGATAAATTAAACAAATTTTTAAATAAATGAAAGAAGTTACAGAGATTGTAAAATGTCCAATTACGGATGATAGTGAACATATAACTTATTTTGACTTGGGAGATTTTCCATTGGTTAATAATTTATGTGATACAAAAGAAGAATCAATTAATTGTAAAAGATTCCCGTTAAGAGTTAACCTATTTACTAAATCAAATTTATCAACATTAAGCCATTCGGTAAATAGTGAATTAATGTTTAGTAATTATCTTTTTAAATCAGAAGTTAACGTACCATATATAAAACATTGTGAACGAATGTTTGATTATATATCAGGTTTAACAAAATTAAACAAAAATGATTCTATAGTTGATATTGGTGGTAATGATGGAACTTTGTTAGATGCATTCAAAAGAATGACAAACATTGAATTAAATTATTTGAATATTGACCCATCAAAAAATTTAGTAAAATTATCCGAAGAAAAGGGGATACCAGTATTGAATGATTATTTTTCATTAGAAACTGCTAAAAATATAGATTATAAAGTAAAGATAGTAACATCTACAAACGTATTTCAACACCTAAGAGATACTAATTCATTTGCAGATGGTGTTTATCATTTATTAGAAGATGATGGATTATGGTTATTGGAGTTTCCATATTGGATACATGATTTAGAAACAAATCAATTTGACCAAATATATCACGAACACGTTTATTACTACTCAGTTACTGCATTGCAACTGATGATGGAAAAGCATGGTTTTAAAATTATCAGAGCCGAAAAACAAAACATACATGGTGGAACTTTGAGATTGGTAATGGCAAAACAAACTTCTAATATTGAAGCAGATGATTCATTGGATTCAATTATAGAAAATGAAAAAAATTATGATTTAGAATACTACAAAAATTGGGGTAATCAAGTTTATACTCATTTGGATAAGTGTAAGGATATTATTACACAACTTAAATTGGAAGGTAAAAATATTGTAGCATTTGGTGCAGCAGCAAAAGGATGTATATTTTTAAATGCTTGTGGTATTACTGATTCGGAAATTGATTTTATAATTGATGATACCGATATTAAGCAAGGTAAATATATGCCAGGTACAGGTATAAAAATAGTTGGTAGAGAATTTGTTAATTTCAAAGAAATTGATTATATTGTAGTATTGGCACATAACTTTGCTGATTACATAATTGATAGTTTTAAAAACGATTATGAAGGAAAGTTTATAACATTTTTACCAGAAATTAAAATAATATAATGACAAAGTTATTAAACGCATATCTTTGGGGTTATAAGAATTGGGAAGCAGCTGACCACGTATTCCGTAAGTTTAGAGAGTTTTATTCAGAAGGTGATATATTCATTAAAGTAGATGATAATGGTGATTTTGAGAACTACAAAAAAGTTGCAGAAAAGTATAATGCAGAATGTTCTAAAAACCCATTCCAAATAGGATATCCAGGAAATCATCAACAACACAATGTTGGAAGAGAATGTTGGCCAATGGAAAACTCATTACTATGGTGTGATAACATATATTGGACGTGTAAAAAATCCGATTCTAAATTTATGATTATATTAGAAGAAGATAGTTTCATTTTAAAACCAATTAGTATCATACAAAATAATGAATTTGGTATTTCGGTATTTGAATATAACACAAACACTATACCTGATGTTTTATTAAATGTTATTGAACAGGTTGGTGGTAACACAAATATACCGTTTGGTAAGTGGGGTAAAGGTTATGGTGCAGGAGGTGGATTTATCATAGATTGTCAAAAGTGGATTAATAGTTGGGAAAAGTTCAGACCAATATTAGAGTTAAATTATGATATGATTGCATCTCAAAATAAACTAATAGGATGGTCGGATTGTTTAGCACAATTGGTTATAATGGCGGGTGGATACGAAGTAGCAATGAACGAACAAATGGTTCAAACTTGGTATCACGAAAGAACTGATTTATATCCAACATATACTCATTGGAAAGATTATGAGATAGTTGATTATTTAAAAGATATAGAAGAAATTAAAAAGTTATAATGAAATACACAATAGCAGGTTGTATAACCAAATACGGAGTAGAAGATATTAAACCATATGTTCAATCAATCAAACAAAGTGGTTTTAAGGGTGAAAAATTGATGTTGGTATACGATGTATCAAATGATGTAATTGAGTACCTTACAAACGAAGGATGGCTACTCGTACAAGGTGAATTAAATGAACATATTATCTTACAAAGATTTAGAGATATGTACGCACTTTTACATCAATATGAAACCGATGTAATCATTTGGACCGATGTAAAAGATGTTGTATTTCAAAAAGACCCAACCGAATGGTTAAGTAAATATATGAAGGGTGATATATTATCATTTTCAGAATCTATGATAATGAAAAATGAACCCTGGACTTGTATCAATAGTGGAACTACATTTCCTATGGAGTGGGAGTTGTTTACAAAAGATAATATCAGTTATTGTGCAGGAACTATTGTTGGTAAGAAAAACTCAATTAGAGATTTATTTATTGAAATTTATAGATGGAGTAAAACAACTGCAAATCCAGAACAACTTTCAGACCAAGCTGCATATAATGTTTTAATTCATTTAGAACATTTTAAAAAATCCGTACAGTTTGTAACACAAGAAGAAGGATTTGCAACTCAATTAGGAACTGTTTGGATTAAACAAAATGAAATTCCATTATTAGAACCAACTCCAACATATAACGATGGTAAGTTTTATAATCAAAAAAGAGAGGAGTTTACAATAGTACACCAATACGATAGAGACCCATTGGTTAAAATGGAAATTAAAAACTTATACAAATAATGATTGTAGGCAAAGGAGATATAGCATCTATTTTAAATGATAGAGAAGGAGCAATCTTTTTCTCATCCGGTGTTTCTAAAAGTACCGAAACAAGTGAATCAGAATTTTGGCGTGAAATTGAATTGTTAGATAAGCAAGATAAAACAAAATGTTTATTTTATTTCAGTTCTATTACATTGGATGATATGAGTAAAATTGGTAATCAATATCTTGCACATAAAAGAAAAATGGAACTAATTGTAAAATCCAATTTTAAAAATTACAATATTATAAGAATAGGTAATATTAGTTGGGGAAGTAATCCAAATACTTTTATTAATTACATCCAAAATAAAATTAAAAACGGAGAACCTGTTGAAATTAAAGATGAATTTAAATATTTAATTGATAAAGAACAATTACTTTTATTAACTGATAACTTACCATTGGTAGGTCAAAACACAATAAGCGTATTTGGTAGAATGGCTAAAGTAAATGAATTAATATGATAGAAATTGTAATTTGGATATCTCCAACGGATATTGAGGATTTAGAAAAATCTTTAAAGAGATTAGATATTGGAAAAGATTATTTAACAAAAAAGCAATGTAATAATATTAAATTTAATATTGTTATGTGTGTTTCAGATGAAATAATTGATTGGAATAAAAGTGATGTTACAGTTGAAGAATGCACAGAGGAATTTTTAAAATTAAAACCATTAACAAATTGGGCAGGAGAAGTAGTATTTGAAACAACAACTACTATAAATGGTTGTACTTCTATGAGAAGATTATCTAGTTATTCTGATTCAAAATATTATTTGTGGTTAGATACTGATATTATATTTGAACCACAAACATTAGCACATTCAATTAATTCAATAGAAATAATAGAAGGTGCTGGAATTGATAAGTTTGTATCTATTCCTGAAATAGTAAGACAATGGGATTCAACTTGGGATTGTTTAGTAAATGAAAGATTTATAAATAAACCAATTGGATACCAAGCAACCAACAATCCACACATTGATGCTACTATTTACGATGAACCAACATTAGAAGAGGTTCGTAATAATGTTTCAGGTCAACCATATATGAAATTTGGTGGGGGATGGTTTGCATTAATATCAAAAGAATTAATGAAAGTTGTACCATTTCCAGAAAATTATGGTCACTATGGATTGGATGATACATATTTAATGTGGGGTGCTGAAATATTGCAAGACCCGATGATGAAACAATTCAAAATAAAGAATGTTGTTGTTTGTGAAAACTACTTTGATAGAACAACTACTTATAAAGGAAGGATACAATTTATAGATAAAAGAGAAGAGTTTAAGAGATATAATGAACAAATGTTTCAGATTGGACTTGAAAATTTAATGAAGAATAAATAATTTTATATTTATATCCATATATACCAACAAAAAATAACATGAAATTTGAAGTAACTAATCCCAAAGCATGGAAAGCAGTAAATGAAAAAAACATCCCAATGTCTCATAAAATCAAAGTATATGAGAAATTAGGTGGAGCATATCGTTTAGGAGAAGATGGTGGAGAGCAAGTGTTCAACAAAATGACAGAATTGTTGAAACACAAAATGAATGAAAATGATGAATCATCTCCAGAAGAAACTCTTATGGGTTTAAAAAATATGGCAATGGGTGATTTGGAACGAATAGGGGATTATGCTAATATGATTTTGCAAAGAATGGAAGAAGGACAAGAATTATCATCTTGGATGTATTCTCAAATTACATTAGCAGTAGACCAATTAAATTCAGTTCATGATTCAATGGATGGCAAAGATGGTGTAAAAGAACCATTGAAAGAGGGTGTATCTTCAAAAGAAATGGATACTATTAAATCGGCAGTTGAAGCAGCATCATCATTTATGAATGTAGGTGCTCAATTAAAGAGTGCAGGTTTAAGATATACATTTGCAACAGAACCGTTAGCAATTTACATTGTACAACCAACCCCAAACAATAAAGTAGCAATTATTAACAAAAGATATGCAACTAGCCCTGATTTTGTAGTCGGTGATATTGCAGTCGGTATAATGGACTAACTATGGATAATAACATATATTCGGTATTGATTACTGCAGTAACTGTATTTGGTGGAACATCTGCTTGGAGATTCTACGAAAAAAGAGCAGAGCATAAGGATAGGGATGAAGATTTTATTAGACACGATTGTAAAGACAGAATTTCTAAATTAGAAGCACTATTGACACAGGCTGGAAAAGAAAAAGATGATTTAAGGTCTATGATATTAGACTTAACAAAGCAAGTTGCTGCACTAACTGTTAAAGTTGAATTTCTTACAAAAGAAAATGAAAAACTTTCAAAAGAAGGGAATAAAAAAATATTAAATGGCTAAACCAACATCTGGTATTTGGAACGGTAGAAAAGTAGAGTTTGGTAAGGTTTATGGAAATCCTATGGTAACCGCATTTGGGCAAGTTAAAGAGGTTATGGGAAAAAAGTTACGAGTATTTGATTTTGATGATACATTAGTTCAGACAAAATCAAATATATATATCACACACAAAGATGGCAAAAAATCAACATTAACTCCTGGTGAATATGCAGTATATGAACCAAAGAAAGGTGATAAGTTTGATTTTTCAGATTTTGAACAAGTAAAGCAACCACAAGAAATTAAAGGTGTTACCGATTTACTAAGAAAGCTTGTAAAAGCAGAAGGTGAAAGAGCAATAGTAATATTAACCGCAAGAGGTTCGTATAAACCAATTAAAGATTATTTATCAGATATTGGTTTAAGAGATATATATGTTGTTGCTCTCAATAGTGTTGACCCACAGGATAAAGCAGATTGGATAGAACAAAAAATAAAAGAAGGTTACAACGATGTATTCTTTATAGATGATTCTCAAAAAAACGTACAAGCAGTTAAAGCATTGGAAAAAAAATACCCAAATGTTAAGATGCAAGTAAGACAAGTTCAGCATAATATACCCAATGCACCAAATCAAGAAAATATAAATAAATTAAAATCGTTATTACCCAATAAATTATGATATTTTTGTTCACAGGTCAACCGGGTAGTGGTAAAACTACTTTGGCAAAAAAGTTACAATTTTGGTTACAAACTGATAAAAAAAATTGGAGAAAAGATGTTTTTCACATTGATGAAGAACGATTAATAGAATTATTTCCAAATACGGATTATACCACAATTGGTAAAGAAAAAAATATCCAAAAAGCATTTGATATTGCGAAATATTTAGATAATTGTGGTAGTGATGTTGTAATATCAATGGTATCACCATACATAGAATTAAGAGAACAATTTAAATCCGAATGCAAAGTACAAGAAATATATTGTCATACTAAAAAGATGAGAGGTAAAGAAAAGTTATTTGCATTAGATTATCAACCACCTTTAGAATTTTATGTAGATTTAGATACATCGGATGTATTAGATAATACTTTTGCAAAATTAATAAAAATTTTAGTTTGATATACTTATTAATAAAAACAATTAGTTATTAGTATGGAAAACGAAAAAGAAAAAGAAGATGGTTTTTTTCCTAACATTGAAGTTAAGGCAAATACCACAAAAAGAGGGTTGGGTGCTAAACCCCTATTAGAATCGCAAATCAAAGCAGCACAAGAAAAATCAAAATCAGCATTTGAAGCAGCAAGAACATTGGGTGTATCTTATAACACATATAAGAAATATGCCAAATTGTATGGTATTTTTGAAGACCTTAAAAATCCATTTGGTGTAGGTATTCAAAGAAATGTTGGAATCAGAAACATTAAATATAATATAGAAGATTTGATTAATGGAAAACATTTAAAATACCCATTACACAAATTTAAAAATAAACTATTTGCAAGTGGATATGTACCAAAAATATGTAGTAGTTGTGGTTTTGGTGAAGAAAGATTAACAGATGGTAGAATGCCTCTTTTAATTGATTTTTTAGATGGTAATTTAAATAACAGAGTATTGGATAATATCAGACCTCTTTGTTATAATTGTTTCTTTTTATTGGTAGGAGATAGAAATGTTAAAAATTGGTATGCAGATAATGGTGGAATACCTGAAAATGATGATATATTAAACAATTTAAATACAGAAGAATAAATGGAAAACAAAATAAAATTTGAAAAAGTTTATAAAACTGCAGAATGTACTTCTATATGGAAATACGATTTGAGTAAATTTACAAATGGTCCTATATCAGTAGAACATAAATGGAATCAGGAGTATTTAAAACAAATAGAAATAAAACAAAAAAGAGGAAGATAGCTTGGAAAATTAAAAAAAAAGTATTATCTTTGTGGAAACAAAATTAAATAAGTTATATGGCAAAAATTATTAAGTTTGACACAGAAGTCAGAAGTGGATTGAAAGAAGGGGTGGACAAGTTGGCAAATGCCGTAAAGGTTACACTTGGTCCAAAAGGTAGAAACGTAATTCTACAAAAACAATTTGGTGTTCCCCACATTACAAAAGATGGTGTATCGGTTGCAAAAGAAATTGAGTTGGAAGACCCAATTGAAAACATAGGAGCACAGTTGGTAAAAGAAGTTGCTTCTAAAACCGCTGACCAAGCAGGAGATGGTACTACAACTGCAACAGTTCTTGCACAAGAGATTTTCTCATTAGGTGTGAAGAATGTAACTGCCGGAGCAAACCCAATGGATTTAAAGAGAGGTATTGATGATGCAGTTCGTATTGTTGTTGGTGAGTTAGAAAAGATTGCAAAACCAATCAATACATCAAAAGAAATTGAACAAATTGCTACCATTTCGGCTAATAACGATTCATCTATTGGAGCAATGATTGCAGAAGCAATGGAGAAAGTTGGTAAGGATGGTATTATCACCGTAGAGGAGGCAAAGGGTACTGAAACATCAGTTAAAACCGTAGAGGGTATGCAGTTTGATAAGGGGTATTTATCACCTTACTTTGTAACTAATCAAGAATCTATGGAAGCAGAATTAGAATCACCATATGTGTTGATTTACGATAAACGTATTTCTGCAATGAAAGAGATTCTACCATTGTTGGAGGCAACTGCACAAACGGGTAAACCACTATTAATCATTTCAGAAGATTTAGATGGTGAAGCATTGGCAACTCTTATTGTAAATAAGATGAGAGGAACTCTTAAAGTTGCAGCAGTTAAAGCACCTGCATTTGGTGATAGAAGAAAAGAGATTCTACAAGATATTGCAACAATCACAGGTGGTACTGTAATTACAGATGAGGTTGGATTGAGTTTAGAAAAAGCAACATTAAATCAGTTAGGTAAAGCTGAAAAGATTACAATTGATAAAGATACAACTACAATCATTAATGGTTCAGGTAATTCGGAAGATATCAAAGCACGAATTGAATTGATTAAAAATCAAATTGAAAAATCTACATCTGATTATGATAAGGAGAAATTACAAGAACGTTTATCTAAATTAGCAGGTGGTGTAGCAATCCTTTACATTGGAGCAACTACGGAAGTGGAAATGAAAGAGAAAAAGGATAGAGTAGATGATGCATTACACGCAACTAGAGCAGCAGTAGCAGAAGGTATTATTCCAGGTGGTGGTGTTGCATTAATTAGAGCAAAATCCGCATTAGCAAATATGGATTATTCTAAAATTGATGATTATTATACGGGTATCTTAATCGTATCAACCGCAATTGAAGCACCTTTAAAAACTATTGTTCAAAATGGAGGAGGTTCGGCAGAAGTTATAATTAACGAAGTTAGAAAAAGTAGTGGTAATATGGGATACAATGCTAGAACCGAAGTATATGAAGATTTAGTAGTAGCAGGTATTATTGACCCAACCAAAGTAACTCGTTTAGCATTACAAAATGCAGCATCAATTGCATCATTACTATTAACAACGGAGTGTATAGTAGCAACTAAAAAAGAGGATGAAAAACCTCAATTACCACAAAGTGGATTTGGAATGTAAAATTTAAACAAACAATAAAAAACAAACAGTTATGGCAAAGTATTACGCAGTTACAGTAGCAGTAGAAGTTGAAGATGCAAAAGGCAAAATCAAAAAACAAAGAGAGCAATATTTAGTAGATGCATTATCTGTTACGGAAGCAGAAGCTAAATTAGTTCAAAAGTTTGTAGATGAAGCGGTACAATTAGAGTACGAAGTAGTTAAAGTTTCGGATACAAAGATTTTAGAAGTATTTTAATATGGAAAAAGAACTTAAAGAAGAAAAAGTATTAGTTCTTAAAAGAGTTCCACCAGGAGATAGATGGGTATTTGCCGATGGTTCAACCAAAAGCATTTATCCATCTCTTACTGATTCTTTAGAAGCTTGGTATCAACAAAATGGAGACACTAATTTTTATATTGAAGCAAGAAAAGGTACTGTAGAAATCATAAGAGAAGAGGAAGTTGAAATACCTGTTAAAAGATTTTCTTTATATGGAGAAGATTAGAATTTTTTTATATATTTATAACAAACAACTTAAAACCAATTAAAACCAATGAAAAAAATATTTGATTTTATCAAAAACCTGTTTGCTAAAGCAGACCAAATTGAAAAAAAGGTAGGAGAATTTGTAGAGACTAGTGATTTTATATCAGATGCAGTTAAAAAAGATGTAAAATCAGCACTTAAAAAAGTGGATGAATTTGAAGATAAAGCTAAAAAAGTAGTTGATAAAGCTGAAGTGGTAGAAGAAAAAATTGAAACTGCTATTAAAAACAAAGATATTGTTTCAGCAACAATTGCATTTGAATCAGCAAAAGATATTGCAACTGATGGAGCATCATTGGTAGAAGATGTAAAAAAAGAAGTTGAAGTTGTTAAAGCTAAAGCAAAATCTTTTAAGAAAAAATAGTATTTAAGAGTATCAATCAGTTATGTTATAATTTTTACTTATAAATTGTAACAAAATGGCAAAAGCAAAAGGAACGGGTGAAAGTAGAAAAATTACTTTTGGAAAAAAAAGTAAAGGTAAAGCAAAAAAATCGTTTTCTAAATACGAAGAAAAACCAAAAAAATACAAAGGGCAAGGGAGATAATGATACGATTAAAATCACTACTTAGAGAGGGAGAGGTTGTAAAAAACAAACAAACGGGTAATGTTTATGTGGTTCAGAAGATGGACCCAAGTAAACATGTTAAACCATCACCTGCTGAAATCCAACAGGCAAAGGCAAAGAATGGTGGACAATTACCAAAATCAGAACCATCATCTCCTCAAAAACCACAAAATACTGCACCTACTAAAACGGGTCAAAAATTAGGTGGTAGTGATTTTGCATCATCTGCTGAAACTCCAAAATCTTATACAAAAAAATCGGAGATACCAATGCTAAAGGATTTAATGCCTAATGCTAATTTTGATAGAAAGCCACTATCCGCAGTAACTCCGATTGAAAGACAGCAAATATCTACTATTATAGATAAGTTGGCAGAATTGGGTAAGCAAGCAAAAGAAAAAGGAGAGCAAGCACCTAACTTTAATCTATGCCAAGTATCCATACCAGGTACTAACCTTTATTGTGATGGAAACATTGGTATTCCAAGAGAGGAAATGCCACAATTTAAAGGAACACCTGAAAAAGGTTCACCCGCTGATAAACTACCGAGAGATAGTAGTGGTGAAGTGGATACTGAAGAATTTTTTAAAGAGATGTTGAATAAGAAAGGTATCAAAGTATCAAAACCTACAAATGTTCCTGCCGATAGATTAAAAGCAACTCAATCTGAATTGGTTGGTGTTAAAGTAGCAGGTATGGAAGGTGTATTAGAAGACCCCAATCATCCTGCATACAAAAAAATTACTGCACCAATTTATGTATCTAATGATGGATATGTATTAGATGGACACCATAGATGGGCAGCAATTGTAGCATTTAATGCAGCACATCCTGATAAACAAATACCAATGCAAGTTAGAGTTATTGATGAACCTATTAGACCATTAGTAAAACGTTCAAATGCATTTGCAGAAGCAATGGGTATTAAACCAAAAGCAGCAGATACTGGAACAAAAGGAGGACCATCGCCAATAGCATAATATGTACCCAGTTAGAGGATATTACAAACCAGAAGCATTATTCCATACAATTTCAGAATGGGAAGCAATAGCTAATGAGTTTTTAAATCTTGAAAAACAAGGATATGATACAAGAGGTGGTGTTATAGATAATAATCCAATTTTGGTAGGTTTAATCAAAAAATACTTTGGTTATCAATTATTCGTTGAAACAGAACAATACGATGATTTAACAAAAAAGAATGTATTAGATTTTATTGAAGATTTTGTGAACCATAGAGCATGGGGATTAAAAAATGAATTTAGTAAATATATTGTAAACATCAATGATGATAGAATTGCTTTCTTTTATTCAAGAGGAGCATTAGAACCGTACATATTGTTGGATGGAAAATTTACACAAGAAACATATGGTAGTACTGACATAGAAGTAACTACTCTACATTGGGCATCTGAACAAGGATTAAAAAATATTGAAGATGGTATTAATCAAGGATTTCAATATTCAATATCAACATTTACAACACAGGCAAAGGAATTTTTTAGACCTGAAAGTAATATATTAATAAAAATAAAAGGTAAGTTAGTAGCAGCTTTTCAATCTGATGCAAAGACTTTGGTTACAGACCGTGGCAATAGAGCCGCAAATTTATTTCGGTTTTCCTACCCAGATAATGAAAACAATCTTTGTAGGAATTGGGAAAAATGTAAAGAAGATAAAACATATCTTTGGAACGAAATTGTTGTAAAACCAATATCTATATTAGATTATAAAAAAGTACAGAAATACTAAACTTAACCAATTATGCTATTAAAAAGAGGAGATAACAACGAAGATGTAAAAAAATTACAATCCAAATTGGGATTAGAACCAATTGGAAATTTTGGTCCTAAAACGGAAGATGCGGTAAAAGCATGGCAAACAAAAAATGGTTTAACGGCCGATGGTATAGTTGGTCCTAACACATGGGCAAAAATTATGGGTGAAACTGCAGTTGCAAAGCCGATAGCAAAACCAACTACTCCTGCACCATCTCCCGCAACACCACCACCGCCTGTACC